TTGCACCAGCTTGCATTACAGAAGAAGAGTTTCTTAGAACGTCTATGAAATCTCCACCTTTGTAATCTTCAGCGATAAGAGTAGAGTCATCACTTGTGTTCAGGTCTCTAGTCCAGTTACGAAGAACATCAGCAGGAAGCATAATGCCTTGTGCTACTGTTCCATTTTCTCTAGCAGCTTGCTCTGAACATTCGAATTCGAATTCAGCAGCTCGCTGTGCATTTCTGTCAGAAGGATTAGCAAGAGCGTTAATAGCTTTTACTAAACTAAATCTTCTAACTTCTTTTGGTGTTAATCCGATTTCTGAAGGAGTTTCTAAAGGAGTGTTATTAGAAATGTTTTCCAATAATATTCCTCTGAACTCTTCAACAGATACACCTTCTTGTATAGCCTTGTCAGCTAGGTCTCTTTTATTGTGCTTTACAGCAAGATCAATGATCTCTTTTGAATTTCTTTTGAATTCAGCTTTTGCTTCGTCAGCACTTTGAGCCCTAACTTCATCAAGGTTAATTTCATTTTTAACTTCTTCAGTCATTTTTGTTACCTTTATTTGAGTTTTAGTTTGTTTATCTTTAGAACGCCCAACGCCTACAAGTCTGGATTGATCAGCAGGAACACTAACAGAAGAAACTTCCATTGGTGTCCAATTTGCTTTGTAGTAATCCTCGCCATCACGTTGAATACGCTCCAGTTTATCTATCCTGTAGCCTACAGAGATATTCATACGAATACCATCTTTGACATCTTCATATACTTCACGAGCTAGTTCGCTTTTTCCAAAGCGTACAACAGCAGTTGTCCTTTTTGCTGTCTCGTCAAGTTTGAATTCTTCAATTACACCTATTTGCTTGGTCATGTCATGATTCAAGAGAAGAGGTGCTCTTCCCGATGAAATAAACTCCATGTTTATATCACCTTCAGAATGTCCTAGCACTTCCATGCCAAAACTTCTTTCAACAGGTTCTTCAGAAGAAACGCCAACTCTGACTCTACGATTTTCTTCATCAACATAAGAAGCTCTGGAAAGATCAATAGTCCTATATTTCATAGGCATATGTACAACCTTTCTTTCTTCCTCATCTTGATCCATCATAGAAACTTCCTCAGCCATTTCTACTTCTTCACCTTCTTCTACATCCTCATGTTTCTCAAACTCAACGATAACAGAGTTATCAGTTTCAGAAACGCTGAGGATATGTCTATCTTCTTTTAACATAGTTTTCTCCTCAGTATTTTCTACTGGATGTACTTCCAATTCATTTGAATTGAAATCGTTAAAATCCCTTATGGGATTAATCTTGGTTAATGTGCTGAACTTATGACCCACTTCGGTATCAGTAGGTTCACCACTTCTATAAATTTGTATTAATGCAGCAGGATCATCTGGAGTACCAGTAATTGTTAGCTCGCTATTTGGAATATTAATCTTGCCATCTCTTTCGATCTTAATGATCTTTCCTCTAGCTCTTCCACCAGCACTATCCCAGCTTACAAAATCACCAGTTTTCAATGCATCTGGTGCTGCTCTATCTTCATCTTTTTTCATTTGTTCCACCAATCTTTTTGACCAACTATAACCTGCATCTCCACCCCAGAGAGCCCATGCGATTCTGCCATTACTAGGGTAGCCATCTTCGCCAGCACTGAATCCTTCAGCCTGTTTATCTACCTTATGTCTGGAGAAGAAGCTGTACATTCTTTTAATGGTTTGATCTGATAAGTTCTCACCAGCCACTATTTGTCTTGCTCTCACAGCACCAACTCTAGTACCACCCCTGCCAAATTCCTCACGCCAGTCTAAGCCCTTTTGAGCTTCTGACTTCATGCCTGCATTTGGTCTAGCCATCTTCTTCTTCCTCGCCACCTTGTATCTTAGCTTCCACTGGTAACTTCTGACCAAATGGCTGATAAGCTAATTCAATATCATACTGTTTAGCTAGCTCAATTTCTTTTTGATGTTGCTCAAACAGCTCTTCAGTATCTCTGCCATAAGATGCAGAGATGTCTGAATATGTAAGTGTTCCATTTTGTAAACCAATAACATTGGCTTGCATTTCTTTTAATGGGTCAATCCATGCAAACGATCTTGGAATGTAATTTACCGATCTAGCAAACTTGTCAAATTTGCCCATTGGTAAATTAATGTAACCACTAGAAATAGCCATCTCCAACCATGATTGGAATACTGGGTTTACAAAATGCTCAATTACAAATTGTTGATATATCTGATACATACTTCTATCTTCTAAAGCGCCTTGCCTAATAGAAGAATAATTAACTGAAGTCAAATCGTTAGACAGTGAGTGATAAGAAATGTTTAATCCTGATGCAATACTTCTTAATACGCTAGTTGTAAAAGAATCAAAGGCAGATGTTGGATGTGTTGGACTAAACTCTTTAAAGTCCATACCTGCTGGAAGCTGCTCAAAGACCCCTGCTTGAGCGTTCATTGTTGGGTTGAATGTATCTTCATATTCACCATCACCAACATAACCATCGCCATCTGGTGAAGTGAAGAAGCCCATTTTAGATGCACCAACTCTTGCTGCAACTATCTCTGCTTCGAGATAACCATTAAGCATTTTTACATTTGCCATAGAGGTTGCAACTAAAGAAACACCTCTGGTTTGTTCTGCCCTTTGTGGCATATAAGCATGAATAATCTCATCAGCAGGAACTCTGATGTGCTGATTCTGGCTTAAGTAATTTCTATTGTAAGGGTGATCTTTATATAGATGATATGCAACTGGCTTATCATATTGATCTACCTCAACACCCATCTTAACTTTGTTGCCAGTTTGTTTATAAACATCATTTTTATTTTCGTCTAAATGATCTGATTCTAAAAACTGTAATTGAAAACCAAAAGGTGAGTCAGGGTTTTTTATTTTTCTGATTAGAACTTCACCATCTCTAGCTAAAGATTCTATAAATATCTTTTGACAATCTAAAAATGATAATCTGCCATTGGTAGTACAGTTGCCAACATGAGACCATTCCTTCCAAGCTCTTTCAATGAGCAGGTTAGCTCCAATATCTAAAGAACCATCATCGTTCCTAGCTTTGGAGCTAACTCTTATGCCATGCTTGCCGATAACATTAGATACCATTAAATTAAGGTATCTAGCAATGTAGCTATCGTTCCTAGCTAACTCTCTTGCCCTATCTCTTAGGATTCGTATGTTATCTTTTATTTCAGCATCGGCACTTGTAGATGTGGTTACAAAATCTGCAAATAACCTGCCAGTGTTAGCACCAGTATAACTTCTTCTATAAGCCTTTCGTTTTTTCTGTTTTGGTGTATCGCCACCAATGATTCTGTTATACCAAGCCATTATGTTATGTCGCTCTTAGGTGTTGAGCCAGTGGTACGACCAAAATTAACTTTGATCGTATTTCCTGATCCTCTTTTATTTTTAATTCTTAGTTGTTTAACCTCTTTGAGATATTCAGCTTTGTATCTGGCTCTAAAGGTTAATAATTCATCTATTGAAAGTCTTGATAAAGACCTTCCAGCAATAGACATAGAACTTTGATCCATCGTGGCTCTGTTTTCTATGACTGCTTCAATTGCATCTAAAACAATCTTTGCATGACTTCTGACTGAAGCAGAAGTGGTTGCATAATTATCTTGAATCTCAACAAAACCTTCTTCTAATTTCACTCTTGCAGAATCAGATGTTCTGGTTATGTATGAAACCCAGTTATAGTTTCCTTTTGTGTAAGAAGCTGTGCTTGATTCTTCGATAATGTAGTTATCGCCAGATTCAGTTGCAGTTAAAGTAAAGTTTGCAACTGTAGCTCCATCAACTAAATTGAATTCATAAGATAAAGAGTAAGCAGCCACAGGATAATCCTGTGATAAATCCTCTCTTTTCCACGCCCAAAAATCTCCTAGTTGTAACTCAACTGGAACTTGGCTTGGATAGTTTGTTGAATCAAAAGCGTTGCTCAAGCAAAAACCTCATAAATGTTTTAGATATATCTAAATCTAACACTATGGTGCATTGAGATAATGTCAATATTTTTGCTAGAAATAAAAAAGCCCCTTAATGGGGCTTTTTGATAGTAAGTTTATTCAACCCATATAATCATCATAAATGCTTTTGACTGTCTGCCCATCAAGAGTTCCTGCAAAATCACAAGCCTTATAGATAGCTTTTGCAAGAAGCATGGTTGCTCTCTCATAATCTGGCTCATTTCCTGTAGCAAGAGGATTTCCCATAGCACTATGCATTTCACTTCTGTAAACCTGCAAAGCTTTCCAAAGAATCAAAGTATCTTCTTCAGTCATGCTCCAAGACTTAGTTTTTGCTTTTGGCTTTGGTGCAGCTTTTGGTTTGACTGTTGTGTAAATGTAATCATCAGGATTTACGCCTTGCTCTGTAAGTTCAGCTCTGAGCTTCTTGACACATTCTGAGCCAACTGACCAATAACCCATATCACCTGAATCATTCTGCTCTACATAATCGTTATCGTCATTAGAGCAAATTTCTTCATGGCTTCCATTACAGGCATGAATTGCAAATTTGTTTTTACCTCTGATTGCTCTATTACACATGATGCACTCATCATGTCCTGTTGGATAATCAGGGTCTTTAAATAGATTACCTACAAATAATAGTGGATTTTTTAGTTCTTCTATTTTCATTTTTATCTCCTTTTTTAATAATGAATAATATAATTATACATATATATTTATATAAATGTATAAAAAAGGTGATTTATTTTCAAATAATTTATTTCCAAGAAGTTGCAAAATTACCCTTTGGTTGCCTGTTAATTTGATTTTTATTGTTGTTCACTCTGTTTGGATCAGGGTCTGTAACATTGCCAGTCAATAACCTTTGCTCTATCACATCAAAGTTTGGGTTTAGTATGTAGGCAGCAGCCAGTGCATAACAAATAGTATCAAGTGCTTCATTACGTTCTCTAACCTGCTTCCAATACAAAGTCTTTCTACCTTTAACAAATTTCACAAACCTCTGCTCGGCTGTGAGCTGTTTAAAATATTCTTCATCTACTGTTGATGGGAAATGCAGGGTTGAATAACCATATTCAGATGCAAGTCTTGAATATATAACTTCTTTGGCTGTATCACTTCCAACTGGATAGAGTGTATTGTTCTCTTTACCAACTTTTGTGGGTTTACCAACAACTGTTTTACCACTTTGAGACTGACCTTTGATAGCAAATATCCTTCTACCTTTTTTGTTTTTAGTAAAAGCATAGACCATTTGTGTCTGGAATCCTGAGTCAATTGTTGTACAAGCGATGGTCATATGCCTTCCAGAGTGTGTTTTAAACTTAGTTTGTAGGTATTTATCCAAATCATTCCATATATTCATCTGCCCAGTGCTGCCATAAATGATTTTATAATCAACAACCCACATCTCATAGTTATGTGAAAAGGCTACAACCTGACATTCGATCCTGTTTTTCTGAATATCAATACCACAAGTTAAGACTAAGGCTTCGTCTGGTATAGATTCAAGGTCATAACTCTCTCTTCTTGACATTAAGCCTTCAGCTTCTACAACTTCTTCAGGTTCTGGCTGCCATGTTTCAGCTAAAGAGGTATTAATAAATGTTTTTAACATCTCTGGTTGTTTTCTAGCTTCTAAAAAGTTTTCAGCCATTGATCCCCAGCTACTAAACACAGAATAGATTTCGTTTAAGTGAAAGCCTGCTATTTTCTTTGTTTCTTTTGTTGCTCGCCATTCTCCATTCTTTAACATCCAATATTTCTTTGATTCATTAATAATACAACCATTCTCGCAAGTATAGATTGCAGTCTCTGGCTTATCCTCTTCCCAAACTACGTTTGACCACTTGAGCGTTTGCATATGGTTGCACTCTGGGCATGGAACATAGTAATAACGCTGATCACTTTCCTCAAAAGCAGCTTCAATTCTTGAAATGCCTTTTACTGTTGGTGTGCTGCATAAATAAATCTTGCGATTAAAGAATGTCTGGGTACGCTTTGAAGCCAAAAGAACTGGGTCTCCTTCGCTGCCCACACTGGATTCCATCCGATCTACCTCATCGATGCAGAGGACTCGTACAGCACGACTAGCAACGGATGCTGCACTGTTACTTCCCACCATGTTTAATGTAGTGCCACCTTCAAACTTTTTTGATAAAACTGTGTTAGAGCTGTCCTTAGCTTTAGGTTCGTTAATTCTATCTCTAAGAACTGGTGTATCTCTTAGCATATTTGCAAGTTTCTCTTTGCTGTATGCCTGAGCCATCTGCAAGGTTGGCTGCATTATAAGTATGGGTGATGGTTGCATATGTATGTAGTAACCAACCACGTTATTCAGAATCTCAGTTGCACCAACCTGTGCACTCTTTTGCCAAATAATACGCTCTATATTTGGATCATTAAACACATCCATAATTTCTTTTTGATAGGGTGCATAGTCAGTTCTATATTTACCACTCACAGCAGATGACTCAGGTGATAGATACCTGAACTCGTCAGCCCATTCTGATATCTTTAAATCAGTTGGTGGTTTCCACAGACTTTGTACTTGTTCTAGTACGCTCTGCATATTCTTTTGGTAATCCATCTCCAGATAGCTCCTCTAACGCTTCATAAATACTTTTCTTAATTAAATCTTCTGCTTCGCTAAAATTCTCAACTGCCAAAACCTGATGTGCAAGATTGGTTGGCACATTTAGCAGCTTTGCCTTAGCATTAGCAACAAAATCATTCCAAGTGCTTTTAACTAGCTCTGCTGGTATTAGTTTAGCTTCAAGCTGATTAACCTCTAGCTCTGCTTTGTCTGCTTGGAACTTCTTAAGTCTGGTTGACTCCTCAACTATATCTCCACTTGATCCACTTTTCTTAAAGTGATTAGCGTTTTTTCTTAAGTGATTAATGTATTCAATCCTGCAAACATCTATATCAACAGGAGACCTGCCTTTTTTAATTGTAAACACGCCATTCTTTACCAGCTCAGAAACTGATTGAGGTGTCATTCCCAGATGTTTCGCTAACTCAACTTGTGTAGCCATTTTGTAAAAAATAAGTTTGATTGAGATTTGCTCGATCTAAAAAATAAAAAAACTCGCAACC